TAATTAACCATTTCAGCATTCATATTAAAATTAGACTCTAGAGGTTGGTCATTTGGTTTTGCTTCTATTGTTTTTGACATCATCTGCATAAATCCATTTTCAACAGTATCATCGACAATAGCACTCACCTCATCATCTATGTCTAACTTATCTAACCAAGTTTTAGTTTTTTTCGTATCTGGTTTTGATATAGCTGCTCTAATAAAATCAAATGTTGTTTTGGCAGCTTCAGCACCTGGTATAAACCCTATTAGTGTTCCTAAAGCTATATCTCCTATTTTTTCCCCTTTTTGTTTAAGGGTAATAGCTCTAATAACTTTTTTCAGATCACCATATGTATTTAATTCAGCCATTACTTATATCCTAACTTGGTTAATACTTTTTCTACCTCAGTACGTACAGTACTTTTAGAAATTTTACCTGGTTGAAATCCTAGTGTTTTAAACCAGTTTTCAAATGCACCAGGAAACTCTTGAATACTATTAATTGCTTTAGCTTTTGAAGTTACAGTTGATGCAGATGTTTGGGCTTTACCTAAAGCTTTTACATCAGCCGGTGCGTTAACAGGTGCAGGGGCACTTGTTGCATCTTCATTTAAATTTTTTCCTAATTCATCTACTATTTGATAAACAATAGATTGTTGAGCTTTTAAATATCCCGCTGATGATTCAATAGGCATATCATATCCTTTATAAGTGCTTCCTTCTTTTCTACCTATAATAAGATCAAGCTTATCTGGTTGTATACTAATGAGACTCTGTGTACTATTTTTATCGGCAGTGTTTACTCCTTTTGATATTGTATTATTTCTATTTCCAGAAAATTCTTTTGCTAACTCTACTAATGCTTTTGCTTCTTCAACTGAAAGAGTTATTTCATTTTCTTCCCATCCGCCTCCTAAAACACTAAGGGTTATTTGTTTATTGCCTTCTTCACTAGTGCCTTTTTGGATATTTAAAGTATCAACAGCTTCATTTAATTGAGATTCATTAATAATTCCAGCTAGTTGCTGCATTCTTTTGATTTCGTTAATTTGCTGTTTCATTTTATTTTACTGATTTTAATTCATCAATTAATTGATAATATTGTAAAAGAGAGATAATATTTTCATCTTTTACATTTTGGGTCTTATCTAATGGTTGTAATAATGTAACTACCTCAGCTAATTTAATCTGGGTTGTTTTATCAACTACTGTAGGAATTAAAGTAGTAATTTCTTCAGTAATAACTTTAAAGTTATTATTAACAAATTCACGTAATTTAGTTGTATTAGTGATATTATTAATAAATTCTTTCAATATTAATTTTTGGCGATCAGATAAAGTAGAGTACTTATTATTGAATTTCTCTAATAACATGCGATAAGCAAGTATACGAGAACCCTTATCCATTTTAGCATATTCTTCCATTACACGATCTTTAACACCTTCCTTGTTTACTTCTTTACGTGTAATATACTCTAATAATGTAATTTTATTATCAATGATTTGCTGTGGTTCAGTAAATTCTAATGAATTGTGTACCTCTATTAAATTATACACAGCAGCGTATTGCTTGTAATTATTAATTTTAGCTTTAAAAAACTCTTCTAAATCGTAAGTTTCACGAATATCCTTAATTAAGTTATATTTTTCTTTACGTAAAGCTGTTTTATTTAAACGTAAAGAAGCCTCAAGCGTTGCGTTGATAAACGTTTCGGCTTTAGCTTCACTTAATGATTTAGGTTGAATTAATACTTGGTATAATTTATATTCTTTAGCTAATTCAGACTTACTAAAATATTTTCTAACTAATCCAATAGCAGCAGAATCTTTATTAGATACAGTATCGGATGCTATTTGACGAACCAATAACTCAAATAAGATGCCCGTATTTTTGAACTTGCTATGTTTAATTTTCATAATAAATAGTGTGCACTACGTATAAATATATATTTATTGTATGTCCTTAATATTTTTTTCGTTCAATAATGATGGTTCTTGATCAGGTTCTATTACAAGTTCTTTACGAGTTATATTCATTCCTTCAAATAATTTACCATTAAACTTTTTAAGTTCAAACGTGGCTTTTGGTGTACCGCTGCCTTCTTCAGATGCATCCGCATTATATAATGAACCATTTTCAATACTACCTAATCTATCTTTACCTAATGGATCTTTTTGTGTACCTATAATAGATGTTCTTTCTTTAGGACGACCAACTGGATTTTTTTCGTCATAACCAGGAGGAATAGCACTATCAGCGTTCATTCCCATTCTACCTTTACCATATAATGATGCTAGATCATGTGGTGTACCAAATGATTTACCAGTTTTAGCTGGATCATTACCTTCATTTTCGATTTGGGCTAAGCGGAATGTACGTTTTTTATCTTCAATTATTAAATCACGGTATCCATCAAATTGATCTTCACTAAATTTAAATACATTATCATAAATCCAATCTGAAGGTAATAGATTAGTGTCTTGAATTGATTTAGCTAAATCAACTTTTTCCTTCCATAATGCTACTTTTTCTTGTTCATAAACAACAGATGGAGTAGTTAATGATAATTCAAAATTAGTTAATGATTCGCCATCATATCCTTGAACATATAAATGTACTAATGCCATTTTATATAGTTCAGATAGTATAATGCGTTGTACACGTTCAACTGTACGAGCAAAACGAATATCTTCGGCCGCTAATGTAGCTTTGCCTTGTAAATCTTTTTCAAATCCAAAGAAAGCTTTAGGTACTTTAAGGGCAGCTAACATTTCATCACGTAAAAACGCTACATCTTCAATAGCATTATATTCAAGACCCTTAATAGTATCAATTTTAGTTGCAGTATCATTACCACGAGTTGGAAGATAATAATCTTCCATCATATTCATTAAATTATATCTTAAATTATATTCACCAGTATTTTGATCAATATGCGGAGTTTTTTTCATTTTCTGCATAATCTTCTGCATATATCCGTCAACTTCATTTGGTGGAATATTACCAACATTTACTGTGAATACACGTTTTTCTGGGGCTCGTGTAATACGATGCAACAACATTGCATCCTTCATTAACACATATTGTTTATAGGTTTTACGAGCAGGTTCAATATATGATCTACCGTAAGGTAAATAATTAGCATCCGTTAATAATCTAAAATGAGCTACTTCGTAATTTTCAAACTTAATTTTACCATCTCTATCTTTAACACGATTACTTATACCACCAGCCGCAATTACCATAGGATCTATACGAAAACAAACGTAAGATGGATTTTCAGGATTCATACCTTCTTCACGAATTATATCATATACTGAAAGTGGTGTTACATTATATACACCAAATTTTTCAGCTATTTCCATATGTAAATAAAAATCACCATACTTACACATGTTTCTAGTCCATAACCATAAATTAAATTCTATATTTAAAATATCATAAAATAAATTATATAAAATACGTTGAATATTTTCATCCGCACTTCTAATTTGCAATACTTCACCAGCTTCATTTTTTAATGTAGATTCATCAGCAATAATGTCTAATGCTGAAGCAATAATTGATTCTGTATCCATTGCTTCATAATCAGTATATAATTGAATACGAAGTGTTTGATAATTTATTGTTGGATTATACGGCATATTAGCACCGTAACGATGGAGTTTTGTAAATCTATCTATTAAAGCATTTGTTTTTACATTACCATAGGCTTGAATTCTATCAACATCTACAACTTTTAATTGATTGCCACCAACATTTCTAATAATAACGTCTGTACTAAATAGACGTGTCAACCTACTAAATAAACCTGGTTGTTGTTCTGCCATTATTGTGTTTTATTATACTAATAAATATTTATTACCCTAATATCCATGTTATGTCTTCAAATCCTCCACGTCCATCATTAATCATAAATGGATTTTGTTGACCATTAGGTATTACTGGACCTGGGTTATAACCTGTTTTAGTTATGTTAGATATCATAGCTTTATTTAAATCTATTCCTTGTTCATAAAAACGCATTGCCGTATCACGAGTAAATAATCCTATACCTAATGACATTACTAAATCATCATTATATCCCTGTTGAGCCTGTGCTTTACCATTTTGCCAAATAAACACACGTAATTCTTCTAGTAAACGCTTTGATCTAAATACAAAAGCTCTTTCTCGAATATACGACTCCATTTTAGAGATAACAAGTGGTCTTGTTTTAGTAGATGTAGTAAACCCAGGGACCGTTTGATCAGAATCCATTTTAGCCATCCATTTATCTATATTTATTTCACCATAAGCGCGAGGTGAATAGTATAATTTAGGATAACCTTTTTCTATAATAGTATTAACTACATCCCAACCTACATTTGCATTTTCAACTACGAGCAAAGCATTATTATATTCAGTAGCAACTGATACTAGCATATTTCCATATGTTCTAGTATCTATTTGTGATTTGTATTCAGCCACTTGTTCACACGTCGTTGCATCAATAACGTGAAACGCCGAATAATCTGTACCATCACCGCGAGCAACATCAGCGCATACCAAATACTGCTTACTATAATCAGGGTAATGCCAAATCCAAAAATCACCACCCATAAAACGACGTTCCACAGGCTCTTGTATATAAGTTTCTTCATAAAATGATAATATATCAGGTTCAACTACTGAATTGCCAGACCCTAAAAAGTCACAATCATATTCTTGAGCAAACTCTCGTGGTGACATATTTACTCTTTCTGTTGCTTCCCATTGCTCATTTCTTTCTGGGTGTAAGTTCCAAGGTAATTTAATTGCTTTAAAATCATTTTTACCTATTTCAGCATCAGTATATGTTTTATGAAACCAGTTACCTACACCATTAGGAGAAGATAATGTAATAATTCCTCCACCAGTTGCAATTGTAGGTTTAATACTTGTATAAATTTTATCAATACCTTCAATAAAAGCAGCCTCATCTACTAATAATAATGATACTGAATAGGATCGACCAGCATCAGATGCTGCTGATGTAGCAACTATTTGAGAATTATTAGCTAATTTAAATGATAATTTATTATTTGATATTGGTTTTTGATTACCTTTAAGCCAGCTAGGTAAATTTTCATACATGAATTGTATTTTTTCAACCATACCTCTAGCTGTTTCTTGTTTAGTTGCAATGCAAAGTACTGTTTTATCTTTTTGAAATAACATTATCCATAAAGAATACCCAGCAACTAAAGTAGAAATACCTAACTGACGTGATTTATTAATAATAGTAAAACGATTATTTCTAAAATCATTTAGTACGTTTTCTTGAAAAGGATATAAATGAAATAATATTCTTCCTTTTAATGGATGTGTAATATAACAATATTTTCTAAAGAAATGTATAGGATCGGTAGCACACTTTATATATTCTGCCTTAATTATTTCTTTAATTTGTGCTTGACTCATGTATATAAATATATAAAAAAGCCTGATCTTACGAGCAGGCTATTCATGGGTATGCAAGGGTTTACATGATTAGTTTAAAGAAGTTTTTTTAATAAACCCTTATTTATTTTATTTTGCTAATAATCCAACTCCCAAACCTATACCTACGCCAACAGCAGCACCTTTAAACTTATTCCAAAATGCTTTTCTTTTAGCCACTTTAAGGTCTTTTTTTAGTAAATCACTTACTTGTTGTTGTAATTCAAATTGTTTAGATTTATATGCAATTGCAGAATCAGCACTTACTAATGCTGCTTTTGAAAAATCTAAGGAAGTTCTTAAATTACCAACTTGGCCAGTTAAGGTTGTATTTAAATTTTCTGCAGTTGCAAGTTGACCTACTAAATGGTCTTTTTCTACTAATTCCACTATTATTTCATTACCTACACTTTTATCTAAATCTAAATTTACATCTGATTTTTGTACATTAACATATCTCCTTGCTAAAAATGTATCTATTTCATCTTTAGGTAAATTTCTAAGAGATGCTAATGCTTCTTCTTTAGCTTTCTTTTCTTTAGCAGCCCTTTTTTTAAATTCATCTGCCTCTACTTCTGCTTCATCTGCAAGTAATTCGTAAGCTGCGGATGAATCTTTATATTTTTCTTTTTCAATTACTGCTTCATCAAATTTTTCTTGCACTAATTCTATTTCTTTTTCAAGTGCTTTGATTTCTTTTTTGTGATATTTGTTAGTAAAAATACCATAGAATAAAAAACATAATAATAGAACTAATGCCCCTAAAAGTAGTTTCTTATTTGTATTTTTAAATTCTTTTATTTTTTTTATTTTGTCTTGCATAATTTTTATTTCTTAATACCTGCGTAATATTGCATTCTACCTTTTACCCATTCATCTAATTGTTCTTCTTCATCATCAACTTTAGGTTCTTCAACTGGTTTACCAGTTAATTTGGCTTGGCGCTTTCTTAAATATTCGGAGCTTGCTAATAAGTTATCTATTTTCTTTTGTAATCTATTTTTAAGATCACGTAAATTTTCTATGTTACTTGATGGTTGATCTGCGATATCACCTGCTACACCTTTAGAGCGTTTAGTTTTTAAAATATCACTCTTAATTTTAGCTAAACGAGTTTCAAGATCAGTATATTGCATAAATGCTTCGTAATCTGCATCTGACATTGAAGATGCACTTACACCGCCTGTTTCAATTTCACCTGCTTCAGGTTCTTTATCACCTGATTTCATCATTTTAGCAAACATTGCATCTACTTCTTCATCACTCATATCCCCTGCAACACCACCTTCTGGTCCTTCTTCATTATCTACTTCTCCACCTGCAGCTGGTTCAGCAGCTGGGCGAGAAAAACGAGGAGCTGCTTGTGTACCTGATGGGATAATTGTTCCAGCAGCTACAAGAGCCATAAAATCAGCATTGATTGGGTTTTGTTTATCATATCCTAAAGCACTAGCTACATCAATTTTTGACATAGGTTCTTCAGTAGCTTGCATAGCTGTAATAATTCTAGCTTTTTTTCCTGTAAAATCAGCTGCAGCTGCATCAGGAGCTAGTTCATATCGTACTGCAACATTTGCCATTTCATCAACTTGATCTTCATCAAGTTTTTGTTGGGTTGCTGATTGCTGTTGTACCACTTGTTTTTGTTTGTTAGCAGCGTCTAAATCAATAGTAGATGCCTGAAGTTTTAAAGCATTTGCTTTCTTCTTTAAATTATCTACTTCTTCTTGAGATACTTCACTTACTACATCTTTAATAGCAACACGTATAATTTCCTGTAGTTCGGATCTTTTCATTTTATCTTGAGTATTATGCATATAAATATTAAATATTTTGTAAAATTGTCGCAATACGTTCTTCAGTTGTACCTTCTACCTCAATTAATCGCTTAGGTTTGTATTCTTTTAATGCTTCTTGTATAGTCCAATCAATTTTCATGCGATATCCTAAATCAGTTTCACGAATACCATTATCTTCCATATCAACACCACGTGGAGAAACATAAATAACTAAATCATAATAATCTTTAAGATGCATAGCTGCATTAACAAATGCCTGCTTTTCAAAATCAGTTATTGTTTTTGATGATAGAGTAAATGAACATACATCCCATATTGTACGATCTGTAATAATATTATTAGCTAGTAATTCACTAGCACGTTCAGCTAAAAATATAAACTGACCAGGTAATGTAGAATCAGTATTCAATGGAATACCTAAATTATTTAAATATCTACTACGTTCAGTTTGTACACTATAATCTTTGAAAGGGTCCGTTTCACCTAATGCTTTAGCTAATGTAGTTTTACCTACACTCATTGTTCCTGCTAATCCTATTTTCATTTTAACTTTTTAGTTTGATTAAATACATCTATAACCGAATAAATTATAAAAAATATAACTCCAAAAATAATAACTAAAAATATAATATCATCCATTTTATTTTTTATTTAATATTTCATTAATATCATATGCTTTAACTGATGGTAATCCACTATATTCACAAATTGATTCTTTTCTTTTATTTTCTAGTTGTATTTTAACTTCTTCTGGGAAATAGACACCATCACTTTCCATATCTGCTATTGTCCTTTTTATAGTATTATACATAATTTTTTTCTGCTTTACACTCATTTTTTTAGTTGTTTTTTCATCGAATAATTTACCAATAAACTTAATCATGTTTGCCCTTGGACTATTTTCTTCTCCTTTAGGTGGAGAATTTAAATCTATATTTCTAAATTCTCTAATTGTAACAAACCCAAATACTATAAATAATGTAGTTACAATTGTACTAAGAATTATAATTTCTAAATTTTCCATTTTATCTTTTTTTACCGTTTACAAAATTTAGTAAACCTAACATTGTAGGTGGCCATAATCCAATAAAGATTGCTTTTAAAGCATCGTTTTGTATGAGATAAATGTATTCACTTACAAAAATACAAACTACACATACTATAAGAATAAGAATTTCACTAATACTAAATTTTTTCATTTTACTTTTTTTAATTTTTATCAATAAGTGTATCAACTAATATATAACCAAATACCATAATTCCAATAGGTAGATTTACTGAGTATCCAAATGATACAGCTAATCCAGCCCCTATAATTAGTTTCATAGCTTTAAGTCCATCTTTTATAGTACGTTTATACCAATAATCAAAATAATTTCTCATTTTTTATTTCTATTATTTATTTTATTCATTTGACGTGCTATTTTCTTTTGTTGTTTAGCATCTTTAGCACGTTGTTTAATACGTTTTTCAGCTCCTGGTTTATATTCAATTTCTGTTAAAATAGGACCTCGATCAAATTTATCTAGATCAAAGGTCCATGTTTCAATAGTATCTTCATCTTCGTATACACGCTTAAATTTTTTCATAACGTAAATGTATGCACTTTATTCTGCTTAAACTCTAGTTCCTGATGCCTTACCAACTGCTGTTTTATAAAATGGAACACCATTAGAATCTTTTTTAAATGATTCCCATTGGTCTTTTGTATATTTAATTCCAAATAAATAATATTCGGCAGCACGTTTATTGCCTTGTGGAATATAAGCTGGGCCATCCCAATTATGCATCTTACCATCTAAATAGTAAACGGTACTACCGTCACTTGTCTTCATTTTTTTAGTCATTGTTTTTATTTTAAAAGTGATTCTGCAACATAAATACCATGTGCACCTGATACTGTGATACCACGAGCAGATAAAGCATCGCCTACAAAGTGTACATTTGGGAACTGGTTTAATGATAGATTATGATAGTTAACTAGTGGTTCAGGACTTAAATATTTTACCTCAGGAATGTACATACCCCAATCATCACCAAATTTAAATACTTTATTCATATCACCAATAAAATTAGTAACATAATCAAAATATGGCTCCATTACTTGAGTAACTCTGATTAGGTCTAACCAACTTATTTGTGTAGCTGATACTGTTGTACCCTCTGATGTTAATCCTGGTTTGCGAGTATTGTCTGGAGAGTAATATAATCCAGTACCATTTTCTTGTAATTTTTGTACTACATCTCTACTCCATTTAAATGGATCTTCAATACCCTTAATTTCCATTAGGATACCAAAATTGGTCATTTGGTTTTCAAATTCCTTTCCTTTCTTAGCATGACCATTGTAACTAACATCGCCATAGGTTTCCTCAACAGCCACATAAGCCGCATTGTTGTTAGTACAAAAGCTACGGAGAGATACCTTATCAAATTTCTGATAGAGTTTAAAATCATAACTTACATCAATTAATTTTTGAAAATATTTTTGTGGTGCTTCAAATCGAATACCAATTTGTACTGATTTAGGTTCAGTTGGGAATGTATATTTATCTGCTAATTGTTGAGCAAAATCAATACCTGATTTGCCTACTGCAAAAATTAGTTCATCGTAGTGATGTGTGTCATAATTATCTCTTTTTTTATCTACCCATTTACCATAAGCAGTATTATCACTAAAATCAATTTTAATTATTTCAGTTTCCCAATGAAATTTTACACCTTTATCTAACAAATATGAATACCATGCTTTAGCAATTTCATGTAAGAAATTAGATCCAATATGCCATACAGGAAACATTCTTAAACCAAAATATGGTTTAATAAATTCAGGTTCCTCTTGTGGGTCAGACATGAATATTTCCTCTGGTTTAGGGTGGAAACGAGTAAAATTATCTACTACTTGTTTCATTAACTCCATTGCTTTTTCCTCACCACAATATTTAGATAATTGACCACCAATAGCAGTATGATATGTTAATTTACCATCACTCCAACCACCAGCACCAAGCATACCTGTCATTACCTCTTCAGGTAAGCGGTTTATTGGATCATTACCTTTGTCTATAATAGTGATTAGTTCACCAGGATAGTCGTTATCTACTAATTTAGTTGCGGCATTAATACCTGCAACACCAGCTCCAATAATTAAAATTCTCTTTTCCATAATTTAAATTAAACGTATAAATGTATTAAAAAATTTTGACTTAATCAAATAAAGGTAGCCCACCTTTTGGGTGGGCCACTACTCCAATATAATAATCCCTCGCGGGCGAACAGGCAATGAATCTGTTCTGTCTTATTCTTCTTCTTTTATATCTTTAAGTAATCTATTACCATTTACGAATAAATTATTTCCTTTTATTTGTGCAAAAACAGGGGTTAATTGTCCGTCTTTTGATTTCAATCTACTTGCTATTACGTCTGATGATTCTAAATATAAGTTATTTTTACTTATAATAGCCCACCATTTTACTTTTGTAATTTTATCTGCAATTAATTTATTAATACCGTTTACTCCATCTACAAATTCATCTACTAACTCATCAACATTTCTATTAGGTAAATATCGTACTATAATGTTGTACATATTTTTTAGAGCAGGTATTTGTGTGTCTTCTCCTATTTTTAATATATCTTCTAAATCATTTTGAAATGAAGGAGTTTTTAAAACTTTTAATAAATTATTAATACTATCTCTACCTAAACCTGCTGTAAATTCTACACCAGTTAGTACTACTAATAAATTAATTATTTGTTTTAATTGTTTTAATTCATTAGCAGGTAATGAACCAAAATCTAAATTAGAAATAGAGGTATAATTTTTAATAGATACTCCAATACCATCAACATCAACATCAGATTCAATATCACTACCTTTAGCAACACCACCTTTAGCTTTACCACTATATATTATAGCAAACCATAATTCTGAAGGGTCACCATTCTTCATTTTAATAGAAGACATTATTAAATTAAATAATTCACCTTCAACATTTTGAATTGAAGATTTACCGGGTCTTAGTGGTCTATTTCCTGAAGATTGGATTAATGAGAATAATTTATCTTTTTCAGGTGATTTTTGAATAGTATTATATAATGAATTTAAACCAGAAATAGTTTGATTTTTTTCTAAATAATTTGTTTTAATAAATTGAGAAAAATCCTCAGCATTATCAAGTAAAACTTGAGGTTGAGATTGTGGTTGGTTTTTAGATAAGTTTTTTATAATACGAGCTTGCTTTTCATCTATACCAAACTCTTCAAGTACATTTTCTAAAATAATTAATTTATTAGGATCGTTCATATCAACAATCCCATCATGGCAACGAAATGACCACTCATTTAATATTTTATCTATAACTGTCATAATTAAGCTTCGGCTGGTGGTGTTTCTTCAGCTGGTGTTTCAGAAGCGGGTTCTTCAGCAGG